AAACCTTGTCTTCTTGTTTGTCTGTTGCTTCGTTGATGTATTGCTCTTTCAGGTTCAGTCCCCGACGAACATCACGATACAATTGCTTCTTGAGGTTTTGGTCAGTTCCTGGAACGCCTTGAGAAAATTTATTGAAGTCTCCGTCGAATGCCGCTGCTCTCATCTTAGAGGCTGACATTCCGGCTACTCCTGATGCAGCATCATCCCGTGCCTGTCCTGCAACAACGACTTCAAGTTTGTCGAAGGAATACTTTCGCTTCTTCGGATCGTTCTGTGCAGTCTTGCCTTTGTAGGTCTTGATCTTGTTATATTCTGCAAGATGATCGCTGCCAGTCACCACCACTATGTTCTTGTATCCCAATTCACAGAGATACAAAACCGTGTCGAATGGATTGGTGGACTTGCCAACAGGGAATTTGCCCCTCGGAAAGAATTTCTTGAGATAGGAAATCTTCTTCTTTTGATCTAGGGGATTTTTCTTGGAATCCTGTGTCTTGGAAACAAAGATGAAATGATCGGCATTTCGCTTCGATGCCTCGGACATAACTTTGTCAACGACAGCGCCGTGCCCGATGGTCGGTGGATTCATTCGCCCGAAGGCAAAAACGACGGTATCCTTCTTGGCTTCTGTGATGTGCTTTTCGAACCGCTGAATCAAGCGTTTACCTTCCTGTTCTGCCTGCTGAAGCGCAATCTATTTACTAGTTTCGTCACCTTACCCGAACGAGCAATCACGATTCCTTCGGGGTCGGTGGGACGAATTCCGTCATCGTCCACGAAAAAATGTCCAAATTGCGAGATAGCATAGAACTTGCCAAGGATCACTTCCTTTGCCTTGGCTATAAGATTATGTAGTTCAAACATTTCGTTGAACTGGCTCTGATATGCTTTTATGAAGGAAAGTATTTTTTGTTTTGCCTGTTCTTTCCCCTGCTTTCCTTTTTCTGTCTTCAACTTCTCGATTTCCTTGCCAAACTTGCTTTCAACATGGAGAACAAGACCCGATGCGCTGAATTGGGAAAGACCGCCATTAATCGTTGCATTGATGTAAGGAAGAACATAATCTGTCAAATCCTTGTTTCCGTGCAGTAACTTGATGAATGCCCCGATCTTTTTTGCCTTTGTATCGCATTCTTTTATCATGGAAACCAATGATTCGTACTCTCCGGTTTTCAGCAATGCAGGGGTGATGTCATAGATGTTTGGATCGGTAAACCAAACATCAGATACCTTCTTTAGGCGGCTTGAATCGAAGTTGAATGAAGAGGCAGACAATGCCGCCATTGAGGCTCCGCTGTAGACCGTATGGAAGGCTATGCCCACCTTCGCGGACGCAACAGAACGCCCTATAGGGCTGTCTACGGGTATTGCATACATGATAGTGTTCGGCATGAAGGTTATGTGTGGAACACCGTCGATGTTTTGTATTTTTTTGGAGTCAGAAGTGAACATCAGGTCGCCCTGAAGGACTCCCTTGATTCCAATTTTTGGCAAATGCTTTAGGCATTCAATCATCTTCGAAGCAAGATCATTATTTGGAATGGCTTTCTTTACTTCAGCAGGGGTGTGAAACGCCTTGACAGTCTTGTTGAATGCACCCTTTGTGGCAACAAAAAACTTGCCATTGTCGGGATTGATTCCACAGACAATGGCAGGCTTTCCGTCCCATTTCGTGGATATGCCAAGTGCCGTTTCCCCCGTCTTCAGGCTTTTGGCAATATCTTTGAGAAATGCAATTGATAGCCGAAGACCTCTTTCTCCCTGAAGGATCATTAAATCCTCCAAATGGTCTAGATGCTTGTTTCTTACTGTCTCTTCTGAGAGGACAGGAGCCATCTCTTTGAAAGTCTTCATAGGCATACAAGCCTATTTAGGCTGTTTTTAAATAGGCGGGGCGGGGATCGAACCCGCATGAGGGCGATTATAAGTCACCACCTTTTTCCAATTCAGGCACCCGCCTGTGGGTGTTCAAGACCAATCGTCTAGAGCAGGCTTATCCCGAGCGCCTGAACGCCCGTGCCCGCCCATGCGTATGAGAGTGGGTGGACTATCTTCATCGTCGTTTTGATTTGTGCTGTTGTCCTGAATCAACTGCTGATCCGCCTCGTCAACATCATACAACTTCATCTTGGATCGGTCAATACCAATCACAAACTTTCTGTGAGTGGCAACATCATTGTAGCGATTCTTCAATTGCTTGACCATCACCTGACCCAATTCGTCCAATTGCTCGGTGGAAATGAGTGCAAACATGAAATCAGCGGTTGCAGGAAGACCAAAAGATTCTGATGTATCGGTAAGTTCGACATCCGTGTTGGAGAATCCCGAACGATTGGTCTGTGTTGCCGTGAAGATGGGAACCCCGATCTCTACTGCCAAACCACGAAGTTCTTCTGCAATCGCCTTTACATAGGTATATGAGTTGACATTCCCGTTCGCCTTGAAGCGAGAAGACGCACAGATATTTAGATAGTCGATGAACACAACATCGGGCTTGAAGTTCTTCTTCAGACGAAGTTCGTCCAATAGATGGCGGAAGTGATTGACATTGGCAGATGCGGTAGGGTATTCCTTGATGAGGAGTTTCCCCGTGATGCCACTAGTCACTTTGGCAAGGCGCTTGCTGTAGATTTCCAATGGCAGTTTCTTCAGTTCATCCAACGAGATGTCCATCAGATTCGCATCAATGCGCTCTGCGATTCTCTCCTCTGCCATCTCGCATGTGATGTAGAGGACATTCTTGCTCTGTGTCAGGCAATTGGCAGCATGATGACACATGAACAGGGACTTTCCAACGCCTGTTCCCGCTAGGCAGACATTCAGGGTCTTGTCGGGAACGCCACCATTGGTGATCTTGTTGAAATAGTCAAGGTCGAAGGAAGTCTTCTTCTCCACACGATGATAGAAGTCATAGCGTTCCGCCGAATCTTCAATGAAGTCGTGGCCGATATGTTCATCGAAAGAAACGCTCAATGCCTTTGTAAGGATTTCAGGAATGGCATTCTTGGAGCGACCCTTTGCCTTTTTCTCGTCAAGCAGTTCGATGGACTCCATGATTGCATTGTAGACAGCCTTGTCTTTGCAGAACTTCTCGGTCTGATCTACAAGCCATTGTTCATCAGGCGGATCGGTTTCTGCCGCAAGACCATCCACCAACTTGATGCAATCATCATACTCTCCCTGCGACAGTCCTTCTTGGCTGTTGAGAATGATGTTCAACGCCTCGCGGGTGGGAGCATTGGAATACTTTTCGATGAACTCCGAGATGGTCTTGAACAGACGCTTCTCGCAGTTGTCATGGAAATACTCTTCCTTGAGGAATGGCTGTGCCCGACGAGTGAAGTCGGGTCTGTGTAAGAGACTTCGTAGGATGACAAGTTCAATCTTGTCTGTCATGAGTCATAGAAGCATAGCACAAATCGAAATAAAATGCAAGAAAAACGCAGTTTTTATTTTACAATCGATTTAAATTTGTTCAACATGAATAAAGATTCTATCCACAGAAAAACCAGTTCTAAATTCGGAAACTCTTTTATACTGAATTTCGTTCATCAAACTGTTAAATTTTTCAGACGATACTGAATATCTTTCTCTCCAAGGGGCATATTCCTCAAGGCATAACACGGGTTTGAATTTTTTTAAAGTTTCTTTTGCTCCAGTTAAAATATTAAACTCATACCCTTCAGTATCAAGGCAAATCAAGTCACAACTATTTAAATTCAAATCATCAATTTTTAGCATTGGTATCCTATCTGTTTCTTTTTTCTCCAATGCCACATGTGTTGCACCCGTATCCGAACTCCAGTTATTAAACAACCCAACCAGTTTGTGTTCATCTCCTAAACATGATTGTATTTTAACAACATGACTATAAGGCAAGTTCAAATTGAGGCAATAGAAATTCAAGGGATCTGGTTCAAATGTGTATATGCTTTCAAAAACATCGACAAACGGTTTAATTACCAAACCACAATGACCCCCAGCCTGTACTAGTGTTTTTTTACCTTTGAGAAAAGGGATTATTTTGGCTAAAAGACCATTAGCCGTAGTTGTGTGATTTCCAAATGTTGCCAAACATTGTTTCGGCCAATAAATTCCATCAATTTCAGATACAAGGTTTTTCATTTTAATTTTTCTGTTCTATTGTTTGTTGCAAACCATATTCAATCTCTATTTGTGGAAACCAATTTGTTGTTTCTTTGATTTTTGCATTTGAACCACAGAAGTATTTATTGAATTCGCATCTGTTTTCTATAGCACCGAACTTGAGCAAATGAGAGGAATTTGGTATTTTTGATGCAATCATTTCGATTAAAAATCTCATAGAATTCTCACTACCAGAACAGATGTTGTATACACCATTGGCTTTGTGAGATTCTGCCAGAGAAACAACTCCATCGCTAAAATCTTTTACATGTAGGTAATCGATGATGGTATTGCAATCATCCAACAAAATTTCTTTCCCCGTCAAAAGATGGTCAATTACTTTTGGGATGATTCTTGTTTTGACATCACCCTTGCCATAAATATAACACGGTCTGACCCAACACCAACGCATATTATTTCTATTGCAAAACATTTTACTCATGGTTTTTGCATGAGATTTTGACAATCCGTAATACGACTGTGGATTATCTTTTTGGGTTTCAAGTGCTTTAGAAATTAAATTTCCATATTCCGAAAAACTTCCAAGACCAATGAAATAAGGCTTCTGATTGTTTTCAAAAATTTGCAACAGACTTGCAGTCATTGGTAGATTTACAGAAAATTGACTCAAAGAATTCGTGTCGGAATAACTATTACCACCATGCCATGCAAAATGAACAACAACATCTGGACAAAACTTTAAAATTTCTGAACGGTATGAACTGTAGTTGTTTTCATTCTGTTTAATAAACGAAATCTGATTGTAAAAGTCTTGTATGTTATTACTGTCTCTTGATATTCCTAATATATTGTGACTATTTTTTAATGCAGAACGGATAAAATTTGATCCAAGAAACCCATTTGCCCCTGTTACGAATAGTCTCATGTTTAAGTTTTTATTTATCTTTTGATGTCTGATGGATTTGCTGTTATTGGAGTGACAGAATGATTTGGTTTTGCATGGTTTTCAACACGGTCTTGTTCGTACTTCCATTTGTCATCACCCAACAGTTTTTCAAGTTCTTCCTCTTTAATTTCATAAAAATTTTCTGATCCGGGAAATGCGCCAGAGCGAACCTCTTCCGCATATTGAGTCAAAGCCTCTTGTATAATTTTTCCTGCTTCACAATAACGCTTTACAAACTTTGACTTAAATTCCCAAAAAAGTCCTGTGAGATCATGGAAGATTACCAATTGACCATCAACTTCATTTCCCCCACCAATTCCGTAAACAGGAATTTTTAGTTCTCTGGCAATCATACCCGCCGGTTCTTTTGGCATTGCTTCAAGAAGCAACGCAGAACATCCGGCATCTTGTAGTTTCAATGCCTGATTCAAAATAACTTCTGCTTGATCTGCTGTTTTCCCCTGTACTTTGTAACCACCCAATTTTGCTCTTGTATGGGGAGTCAGACCAAGATGACTCATTACCATAATTCCTGAATCAACAATTGCCTTAACTCTTTCAATCATTGCACCCTCGACTTTTACCATATCACATCCAGAAACAATAAATCTTCCAGCATTTTCGATAGCCACTTGATTCGATGGCTGATATGACATGTATGGCATATCTCCAATTAAAAATGCATTCTGCGTTCCCTTACTAACAGCCTCACAACTTCGAATCATATCATCCATTGTTACTGGAATTGTTGTTTTATATCCCAATGTGGTCATTCCCAAAGAATCTCCTATGAGAATGCAATCTACTCCTGCTCTATCGGCAAGGATTGCTTGGGGATAATCATAGGCAGTAACTAATACTGTCTTGATTCCTTTTGTTTTGTTTGTTGTTAGAGTTAGAATTGTCTTTTTTGTTTTGCTATCTGCGGGCATATTCAATCTCCTTAAATTGGTTTTACTATCATTTCTTTCAGGAATTCGTCCTCATGTAGGAACGGACTCATGTTTTCCAAAGGCTGTGATACGAGTTTTCCATCCGAATTTATTTTTGCGGACGATGATGGCGACATGTCTTGTTTGAATGGGCATATTACCTCAGTCAAAGAATAACCATCAGCACTCAGTATGTCAAGCAATCTCTCACTAATATCTTCTCCGGTTTTTAGTTTATGGTATGGGATGTCATAGGCATGGGCAATCTTTGAAGTCTCTGGAAAAGAAAGACCAGAACTTTTATCAGTTCCCAGGTAACGACTTTCAAAAAATTTGTCCATAGTATTTCTAATTGATAAGTACCCACCATTATTCAAAACAAAAATCTTAATTGGTAAATTGTAATTGACAATTGTTTGCAATTCTTGCAAATTCATTTGAAATGAGCCATCGCCTGTAATAGCAATGACTTTCTTTTTTCCATCAGATGCTATTGCAGCCCCTATAGCAGCCGGGATGGAAAATCCCATGTCTGCCTGTGCGCCCGATGTGATGTATCTTTGCTGTTTTCTTATTTTTAACCCCTGTGAAGTTGCATAGTAAGCAGAACCGGCATCACTTATTACAATACTGTCTGAACTCATCTTTTCTGATAGTTCTTCTATGAAGTAGTAAATGTTTATTCCATTTGCTGTATCTTTGTATTTTTCAATAAACACGGGCCATTTGTTTCTCCATTCAATACACTTGTCAATCCAATCTTGGTTTGTTTTATAATCAATGTTCTTTGTTTGGTCAAAAAAGACTTTAATGTCCGTATTGATTTCAGCGTCAACTCGTATAGTTTTCTTCTTATGTTCGTGTTGATCGATGTCCACAACTAATACTTTTGCTTCTCTTGCGAAAGTTTCATATCTGAATCCCGTGACAGAAACACTCAAACTGCTTCCCAAGGATATTATCAAATCGCTATTTTGAACAGCAAAATTTCCTGCCCTGTCTCCTTTAGTGCCCAATCTTCCAACATACAAAGGATGATCTGATGGAAGAAAATCAATCCCTAGGTAAGTAAATGCCACAGGCAGATTGTATTTTTCGATAAATTCTACAAACTGTTTTCTGGCATCTCCCAGTTGGATTCCATATCCAGCAATCACAATAGGTCGTTTTGCATTTTTGATGTAGGTTTCGAAAATAGAACAATCTGTTTTTGCAGACGATTCTTCACAAGTGAAATGAACAAGTTCAGATTCATTTATGTAACTTCCTTGTACATCCATAGGAACATCAACCCACACAGGCCCAGGTCTTTCAGATTCACACAGATGGAATGCTTTTTCTAGATGATAAGCAATTGTATTTGGATCTGTAACCATTACTGAATATTTTGTAATGGGTTTGACTATATCAACTATGTTTGCTTCCTGCACTCCAAATTTTCTCAACGGGACCGAAAATCCGTGTGTTGTTTCTTTTCTATTAACATTTCCAGATATAAAAACTACCTTGTTGCTGTCTTGCCAAGCGTCAAGAACTCCAGTAATCGTATTGGTTCCTCCACAGCCTGTGGTAGGCATTACTACTGAAATTTTATTGGTGTACTTCGAATATCCCACAGCCCCCATGGCACAAGCCTGTTCGTGATGATTAAAAACTCCTCTAATAATTTTACTTTTTGCAATACCATCATTGAGAAACATTGCGCCGCCGCCAGTAACCATGAACACATGGCGTATTCCCTTTTTTTCTAGAAATTTGGTAATATAATCCGCAACTTTTACCATATGAATCTTTTCTTGTAGTATTCAATAATAGATGACAATTCGCAGTCAAAGTTTTTTATAGGTTTCCATCCAAGTGAACGAAGTTTACTATCATCCAGCGAATATCGCAAATCTTGCCCTGCACGGGAATAAGAAAAATCAACATAGTCTTCAAGTTTGTAATCACTTGTTTTGAGTAGAGATGCCAATATTTTTTTGATGGTTTCTATATTGGATTGTTCAAATCCACCAGAGATGTTGTAAATCTCATTAGTTACTTGTGACTCTATAAGAGTGATTACTGCCCGTGCAGTATCTTCCGCATGTAGCCAAGTTCTAACAGGAGTTCCATTGTTATGAACTGGTATTTTTCTACCCAAATGCACATGCTTGCATGCTTTTGGTATTAACTTTTCAACATATTGCCCGATTCCGTAATTATTTGTTGGTCTTAAAATCAAATAAGGAACATTGTATGTCCTTCCCCATGCCATAATCATCATGTCTGCTGCTGCTTTTGTTGCAGAATACGGATTTGAGGGTTTGAGTAAATCTGCTTCTGTATGTGCCCCGCCAATTATGTCTCCATAAACTTCATCTGTGCTAAAGTGAAGCAATGTAGGAACTTTTGAAGTTTCTTGTCTATAGTTCTTGATTAGATTCAGTATGTTGTGTACGCCATTGACATTTGTTCTAACAAACTCATCGCTGTTGGCAATAGAGTTTCCTACATGTGTCTCTGCTGCGGTATTGATAATGTAATCACAATCATACAAAAACTTCAAGTCATTGATGTCGCACTTGACAAATGAAAAGTTACTGTATTGATTAAAGTTTTTCAGTAGTTCGTCGTTTGCAGCATAAGTCATGCTGTCAATACCCTTGACATGCCAGCCTTTATCTAAGCACAACTTAGTTACATATGATCCTATGAATCCCAAGCAGCCTGTGACATACACTATTTTCATAATAAAACCCTCACTTTATTAATTATTACCACATTCTTGTAGAACTTTTTGAATTAGTTCAACTCGGTCTTTGTTAGTAACTCCAGTCATATGCGCCAAGAAATCTCCCCTTTTCCAAGGAGACATGACGGGTGGTCTATTTTTCCACACAGCACAGTTTTGTATTTCTCTTGGAACTGCGCCAAGAAACTCATGATCAAGGACTTTTATTGTTTTTCCCATTTGGGTATTTCGATACATCATGTTGAGAGCCATTTGATCTGTAGTTGCCTGTGGGACAAACTGATAAAACATCGACATAAAATCTCGCAAATGTTTTGTGGTTTTAACTATAAAATTTCCGGCGCTAAAAGAATTTTTCCACATCCAATCATAAGATGCATAGAAAGTATGCTCATCGTCAAGCATAAAATGATCTATGCTCAAATTCGGATTTGTGATTACTGAATCTCCGTCAATCCACATAACAACATCGTAAAGTCTCATCATTTCAAATGTATGAAAAACTTTAAGATATCCAATATTCTTACCAAAGGTTTTTATTTTTTCTTCACCAAATGTTCGCATGGACAAAATGTCATATCCGTGTTTTTTTGCATAGTCTATTTTTGACGGCAAAGTGGCATCGAATACAGCCTCAAAAGGAAGGTCTTCATGCTTGGGATCAAGTTCATCCCGAATCATTTCTGTAGTTCCTGTCAAAATCAAGACTCGTTTATTATTCATTTGTTGGTTTTCCATGCATAGTGAAAGCCCATACCCCAATCATTCAAATTGGGAATATTATACTTCGGAACATTCTCAATTATGTACTTGTATTTATGGTTGTTTTCTATGGGCTGATCTGAGTATATGTTTTCTCTGACTTTCAATGGGAAGGGAAATTCCTCTTCACCCCATACAAAATTGCTA